TTATTGGATATCCCCTTTAGTGAAGTTGACCTTATCTTCCCATGACTTAATCTCCGATTCGCGCCACCGCTTAGGGTTACCTGGTATGGTTGGTTTCGGGAACGGGCATGAAAAGCAGGATGGCATGCGTTCCGGTGTGCTCCAGAAATAGAGCGTACTGCGGGAAATTTTGTAACGGGCAAGGATTTCGCTTGTAACCAGGATGCTGTCATTCATCTGTCTTCTCCAGGCAAAAAGAACCCGGCGCGGGGCCGGGTAAAATGGGGGATAACGGAGCAGTGCTTTCGCACCCAATAGCCAGCTCATAACTGGCTATCAGTTGCGTCAGGCAGAAGGAGATGGGTATGGAAGCCACTCTTCGATTCGAACGTCATCATGCTCAATGCCTTCGATCTGGAAAACCCACTGCCACTTTCCTGTGGGGCCGGAAACGCTCTGCCATTCAGCCCGCCAGGCAATAAGCACGCCCTCACCATTGAGATCGTTAACCAATACCTGTTCATGTGTTTCTGGAAGACGTTCTGCGCATTTGATCCATGCCATATTGGTGCTGAGCAAAGGTGAAATTCGTGAGAGAAGCGTTTTCTGCGCATCCTCAATAGTCACCGGCTCGCCGGGGCTGCCAAAAATAGCAAAGAAGTCACTTATTTCTGACTCAACGAGTTGTTTAATTGTTGCCATAATTACTCCTCATGCCGCACGCTGGGCGCGCAGCGATTTGATATGCTCGCTCGTCTCCAGTTCGGCGCGTATCTGCGCCGCTTCACGGTGATCGAGGTGTTCGAAATCTTTATTAAAACGGTCGATTGAAGCGGTGTTGATCCGGCCCTGTCTCCAGTAGCGGACTATCTGTGATGTGCAGCTGTGGATGATGACGGGCCAACCGTGCTGGTCAGCGTAAATCTGACCCCGCTGAATTAGCTGGAACATGTGGACCACCTTTGACGAAAATCACCCAGTGGGTTTTGTCTGACTTGCCGGTTCTCTGCCAGATGACCGGCTTCTCGTCGGTAAGCGCCAGGATATTGCTTACAGGGATCTGCGTTTCATTCCATTTGAAGATGAGTACGCCGTGTGGCCACAGCACCCGAAATGCTTCTGCGAAGCCGGCACGCAGATCATCGCGCCACGTTTCTTTGTTGAGCCGACCGTACTTTTTCCCCATCCATGCGTTATCACCGACGCGCTCGAGGTGCGGCGGATCGAATACGACGACAGGAAAAATATTATCGGCAAAGGGAAGGGCGCGGAAATCAGCAATAAGGTCCGGGCTTATAACCAGCTGGCGACCATCGCAAAGCTCATGCTGTTCGGCGCGGATATCACTGAACACCGCGCGCTCGTCCTGCTTGTCGAACCAGAACATTCGCGACCCGCAGCACATATCTAAAATTGCCTGCTGCATTACAATCCCCTCTGCTTATTCTTAAGTTCGTTCACACTCTGGCACTCCGCGCACGTCTGGCAGCCTGGAACGGCAGCGCGCCGCGGCTCCGGAATTGGTTCGTCGCATTCTTCACAACGCTCAGCTGATACTGCGTTGCGGTTGAGCCGGTGAGCGGAAAGGGCAGCGTTACGCTGAAGCTCTTCAATCTCTGCTGCGGTATCGATGATGTCGGCCATGGTCAATGCTCCCGGAACTGTCGGTTAATTCGGTTGAAGGTGAACGCCAGCAATAAAAAAGGCCGCCCGAGCGACCTGGTGATTCTTTGGGGTAGGGTCATGTTCAGACCTCAAAAGCAAGTTGTGGAGTGAAGCGGTCGCGTTCTGCGTCGTAATTCAGTGAACTGGCCGAGTTAAATGACTCAATTCGCTCAACTAGCACAGCGGCCCGTGTTTCTTTGCTTGCCGGCGCGTAGGCTGATTTAGCCCACGCTTTATCAATGCCGATGTTTCGCGCTACGTTTGTACTGTCAGCGGATGAGAGAGGGATGTGTCGAAAAATATCAGCGTTCAGCATGCGCAGGCCATGAAGTTTCGTTATCGGATAACCATTTTCATCGACAACATGCTGTATCAGGTCGCGAAGTTTAGCCCGGCATGAGCGCGGGCGCTTCGCGTCGTATTCACCCATGCTACCGATGCATACTCTGGGGAATTCATGACACAGGCGGATGAAACGCTCGTCAGGTTCGTTGAAGTGGTAGACCGGTGCGCCGACTACTTTTCCGTGTGGCCATTCAGAGATTAATGCATCGTTCTCTTCACTGGTTCCGCCAATGACGTCGGGGATAACCGCGAACGAGAAGCGTGGGTGATTCATCCACTCGGCCACGAATTCGTAGTAATCGTTCCAGTTAACAACACGTTTTTTAGTCCAGAAGCTGAAAGCGCCGTTATCCAGAGCGAAAGACTGGGTGACTTCGCTGGCCAGGGCCAATTGGCCGGGGTTAGCGAAGGAGATGAAAGCATGCCTGCCTTTCCATGCCTTCAGCGCGCATGTATCCGGCGTAATCGGTCCGCCGTGAAAATGAATCATGCGGCCTCCCGGCGGGCGAGAAGTTTCGCCCCGAAAGCCATCAACTCGTCCCGGTCCACAGTTGCGAAGTGGCAGTGTGTACGCGGGTACGGTCGCCAGATGATGAGCATCGAGCCTTTGTTATTTCCCGATACCGGCTTACCTGTGACCGGGTTGATAAATGCCAGTCGTCCGGCGGTGATGAAGCGAACTTCGCTGGCGGTCTGGATAGCTTCCTTGAACCAGCCAACCGAAGTGTCTGCCGGAACCAGCATGACCGTGCCGATCTGATTGGCGCTCTCTGAGGCAGCCTTCTTAACGAACGGCGTGATGTCGCTATATGGTGGGTTCAGCCAGACGTAGCCAGGAACATTCAGGTAATCAGCCCAGGGCGTTTCCAGCGTGTTCTGCTCAGCGGTGATGAACTTCCGGCACAGCGCGTTATGCGGCGCCGCGGCGGCATCCAACTGGAAGCAGAACTCAGCATCAAGGGAAGCGAAGAGGGCTGGTGGAGTGCGCCAGAGGTCGCGCTGGTCGAGCGGGGTTTTACTTCCGCCATAATCACCATTCGTCTTCTCGGTTGGAAGCGCTGCGGCGATGCGCTCACCAATCCAACGCATAACCGGTACTGCCATGCTGTTTCCGATCGCTTTGTAGCGTGGACCGTCCGGGCATTCATCAGCATCCTTTCCGCGCCAGCTGATCATGGTGTGATTGTCAGGGAAGCCCTGAAGGCGCTCGCACTCAATCGGCGTAAGTCGTCGAACTGCCACGCCATGCATTACCGCAGGTGCAAGGTTGGTTCCGCTGCTGGCGCTGGTTAATGTCGGTGATTGCTCTTCCGCGTAACCAATGCCACCCGCTTTCGCCCCCTGTCCGGCCTTGAATGCATACGCAATAGCTGGAGGTTGGCCGCTGTTAGCGTGGCTTTTATCGTGGTTGCCTGCGCGAATCGTTGGTGACAGATCTGACGTCGCATCAGCTCCATTATCTTTGTAGCTAAATGCAATGCAGGCGTTTTCTTGCCCGTTGTTGCGCCCGAGTGTGTGCGCAAGTTCTCGGTTAATGTCTGGATCTTGAGTTCCATGAACGACATAAGTTTCCAAATCCTCGGCAGTGCTGTCGTTTTCTTTTGCAAGAAGAGTTCGGGAAACATCAGAGTAAGAATCTGATACGAGCCCGGAACCGCGCTGGCTGAACAATTCCTGATTACTGGCGCCGATTCCGCCAATATTGTTGGACTGATTTAGGGTTGGGCGAGGGTTTGCTGGGTTATCCCAGTGACTACCGACTTTAGTGCGCTCTCCAGCATTTCTGGCAATTTCCGGTTGCGATTCTCGGCGCGGCGCAGAATCCCGGCGCACGCTGTCGAGCTCAAAAAGTACCGCTGCGGGATCGAATCCTTTTCGAGCACTTGCGACAACGAACACACGACGGCGTCGTTGGGCCACTCCGAAAAATTGAGCGTCAAGGACGCGCCAGGCAATAACCCTTTCTGGTCCAGACACACAACCAGCGTGCGTCCATTTTCCCCCTGCTGGCTGCAACTCACTGCTTTCTCCGGCAAGTCCTGCCAGAAAGCACCCGAAGGCATTGTCTTTGCTGCTGAGTACGCCGGGGACGTTTTCCCAGACGATGATTGATTCTGGCTCACCGCGTTCGCGGCGCTTTGCGTCGATTGCATGGGCTAATTCCACGTAAGAGAGAGTTAACTGCCCGCGGTCGTCAGACAGGCCTTCACGTAAGCCGGCGATGCTGAATGCCTGGCAAGGTGTACCGCCGACCAGAACATCAGGCGCTTCGACATCACCAGCGCGCACCGCGTCTGCGATTTTGGTCATGTCGCCGAGGTTTGTTACTTCCGGCCAGTGATGGGCGAGAACTGCTGAAGGGAATGATTCGATTTCAGAGAACCAGGCTGGTTTCCAGCCGAGAGGTTCCCATGCTTTACTGGCAGCCTCGATTCCACTGCACACGCTTCCGTATTTCATGCCGCCTCCTGCCTTTCCCGATATTCCTCAGCGAGCCGCTGCGCCTTTAATGGATTGCTGACCACTTCACCCCATGGCATTAGCCAGCCGTTACCAATGAAGGGAAGGCACAGTGTGCCAACCCTGATGTCGTCGTGAGCGTGAGTCATTAGTCACTCCTTGAAGCACCGCCAAGACCTTTGCGGTTGTCATTCAGATATGGATCACATGGCCTGAAAGTCGATGGCTTTGCCGGCGATGTATCGTTCTTACGCTCCTCACGGATGATCTGGTAAAGCTCTTTGCGATCGGCGCGTTCTTGCGGGCTAAGTTTCCGGTCAGGGATTGGCCGGAGAAGATGTTTTCGATATTCGGGGGTAAATTTGTTCATTGGTTCCTCCTGACCGGGAGATGCTTCAAAAGGGTATGTCGTCGTCGAAGTCCATTGGCGGTTCGCTTGGTTGATGTTGTGGTGTCGATGAGTGTTGTTGCGGCTGACGTTGTGGATGCGATGATGCCTGTTGGCGGGGATTATCATTGCCTGGCGTTCCGCGTGGCGGGAGATCGATATCCCGTACCAGGATTGTCGGTGTCTGCACTTGCGAACCGTCCTGCTTAGTCCACTCCTCAATTACAAACTCGCCAGTAACAGCAACTTTTGCTCCCTTAACAATCGCGCCAGAGAGCTTCTCGGCCATTGCCCCGAACATCTTGCAATTCAGCCATGATGTCTTCTCATTCTCGCCAAACCCAGATTTTGCCGGGAGTGAAAACGAGGCGATGTGTTTCCCGTTTGGCGTGACGCGCAGTACCGCGTCTCTACCGACATTTCCTGACACTGTGATTGTGTTAATAGCCATTTAAGCCGCCTGTTTAAGTTCTTTTAGTCGAATGCCGGTGACGTCTTTGCATTTAGCCTGGTGATCAGCAAAACCATTCAGACGTGACCATGTTGTCGCGTATTGCGCCTGCAATTTTTTGCTGTCGTTTTCAGTACTGGCGTACTGAGTAAATTCAGCGAGAATTTGATCGGCATCTGCCGGTTGCACCTGATGGGTTTCGGCATCCGCGTCGATTGCAGTTTCCTCAGTTGGGATGCAAAACGCCTGAAACGCCGCGTATTTGTATGCTATCGACATGGCCTTGTTTGTGGCCTTGTCGCCGCTATCCATCGCTTCACCATAGGTGGTGACGGTGTGGATGCTGCCGTCCTCGGTGCTGACGAAATCGAAGTCGCCACGAACCGTGATGTAGAACAGCGCACCGCCATTTTTGCTGGTTCGCTCGACGCTGGTGCGCTCGGTGTAGCGGGGTAGGATCAGGAGTTTGTTTTTTACCAACTCCGGGGCCAGCGCGTTGTAAATGTCGTCGATACCACGAAACGCGTAATTGACCTGACTCCCTTGCTTCCTTTCTTTGCTGATACCCTTCTCAGCAAGCGCTGAAGCAACGCCGCTAATGGCGGCGTATACTTTTTTATCTGTCATGTGTAGTTCCCCGCAAATTCATCCCAACTAATGATGGGGTTCTGCCGCTCGGCGGCCAGGTTGACTGGCTCGTCGTCGTTCTCAGGCTTTTCCGGTATCACGTCGCGCATAAGGCGAAGGAACGACTCTTCATCCCACCGTTCTGCTGCTGTCATGCTGCACGCTCCTGATGAGTGATGACGTAACCCTGTTCAGCCAGCCACTCGATGACTTCTGCGCCGTCAAGCTGGGGGAGTACGTCACGGGTTTTAACGGTGCCGGCCAGCACAACGCCCTCCATCTCAACTTTGATGGTGTTGTGGGGGCCGACAGATGTGCGCATGTCCACGCACTCGCATGTGATATTCATGAATCACCTCAATATTTGATGTGCGCGTCCTGCACTTTGCCGCCAGCGATAGCCAGCAGTGCTTTCTGCGCGAATTCTTCGGGGATGCCCTGAGCTATCAGGTCGGCGATGACGCGACGGTTGATGGTGCGGCGGTGCTCTTTGTCTGCGGCGCGGCGCGCTTCTTCTTCAGATTTGCGCTGCTCTTCGGCCAGACGGGCGGCTTCTGCCTCTTCCTGGCGGCGGCGCTCCGCGGCTACGGCTTCTTCTTTTTCGCGGCGAGCCCGGGCTTCTGCTTCCTGCTTCTCGCGTGCCGCACGCTGTTCCGCTTCAATGCGCTGGCGTTCCGCCAGTTCAGCGCGGGCTTTCTCTTCGGCTTCACGGCGCGCTGCGGCTTCAATCTCAGATTTGTGCTTCGCTTCGGCATCGCGGCGGGCCTGTTCTGCCGCTTCGCGCTTAATGCGCTCTTCGTGCTCACGCTGTGCCTGTTCCGCCTGTCGGCGCTGCTCTTCGCGGTCACGGTCAAACTTGTCATTCATCAGCAGAGCCATTTCGTGGTCTGCTTCGATCTGCGCGACACGCTGATCATCGAACATCTTGTTCATCACCAGCGCTTCTTCGTGCATGGCGTTCCAGGCTTCCTCAGCCTTAATGCGATCCTGCTCGGCTTCCCATTCGGTTAGAGGGCGGCGCACCTCATCCTTCAGCGCGTCCAGCCGCTCACGCACAATGCGGCGGCTTTCGTCGATCTGCTTCGGCAGGGCTTTAAGCTCGGCAACCAGATCCTTGCCAGCGTTGTCGATGTAGGTTTTGGAACGGGCAACCTTGTGCGCCATGGATGCGATAGCGTCGCGGCCTTTACGGGTCGACACATCAGGTACCAGGCTGCGAGCTTCTTTCTCGATCGCCTCAATAATCGGGTCGAGCTGCTCTTTGGTGGTAAATACCGCCATTGCGTTCTGTTTCTCAATGACGACTAAGTCCGTTACTTCGCTCATGGTTTCTCCTGAAATTTGGATGTGCAGATCCCGCCCGCAGAAAGCCAGGCCGATCGGTTGAATAGGGTGGTTAGTGCTGGATAGGGTTGCCGTGACCGTCCAGAAGGACGTCAATCACGCAGTCACTGAGGCGTATGATTTCTGCATCGGTGTGCAGGTACACCCATTTGCGCTCCTGAATGACTGCTGAGACGCGATAGGTTCGGCCTTCATGCATTGCCATCATGCCGGGCGTGACGCACTGGCGAATGAGCGGGGTAGTGCCGTAGTGGTGCATCATACCTTCACCTCCACCTGAGCAAGTAATCCAGCAACATGCATCTGCCAGCGGTTAAGCGTCAGCTTGTCGCGCGGGTTCGATACCGACGTCAGTTGCCACTCGTTATCGTTGAGCTTTTTGGTGGTGTACTGCTTGCCGTTGTGGGTGACTGTCATGATGCCTCCCGGGCGCGGAGCATTGCGTCAGCCATCTGGTATGCTTCGGTAGCCGTGCGGTCATCGCTACATAACCAGTCAGGATTGGATAATCGACCCTGCATAGCCTTAGCCGCGAAGTAGTCGCGCACGGTTAAGCCTCGCCCTCCAAAATCTTCGCTATCCCATGAGTTAATTTCAGGAGTGCAAACGCCTGATTGTGGAAATGCTGGACCGCCAGTTTTGTTGCTCATAAATCCTCTTGGCCTTATCGCGGCGAACGGAACGGTTAATACAAGACTTCAACGCATTTATTCAGTGTTTCAATGGGCGGTGGATGGCCGCCAGTTGTCATAACTAAGCCGCCTCGGTGAAGCGACTGAGGTATGAAAAAACCCTCATAAGAGGGCTTTTAAGCTGTCCATTGCGTTCCGGTAATCATTGTCACGGCGCTAATAATTGCCGCAGCTCGGTTGTAATAAGTACTCCCGCTGTGCATCCACTTTTTTGAACCCTTTTGTAACTGCTCGATGCGTATTAACTTGTTTCCTTTATAAACAGAAAAGGATTTCACAGTCTCAACACACCCTTTGTAATTCTGCACATCAACTCCAACTGTTACGCCTAAGTCGCTAGCAAAATCAATTGCTTGTTTGATGGTTGACATGAGTGAGTCCCCTATGAGAATCGTTGTTAATGTTTGATTTAATTCGCCGCAGGCCACTCGCAAATGACCTCTGGTGAATCGTGTTACGCACCATTGCCGCTCTCCCTGAGCCCGCCGGGCGTCCGACGCATGGTTTACTGTCGCGCCGTTCGACTGACCGAATCTCCACTTCGCCGCTGGCTAACTTCGCTCAGCTGTCGATGTCGTTTCGATGAGCTAACAATAGCTAAAGCGATTATTTGAGTCAATCGCCAAAACGATATTTATCATCGATAAAGTGATATTTGTATGATTGTTAAAGCGATTTTTATTGAAATTTATTTACGTGGTATGCTGATTTTTTGGAGGGGGATACGTATGGACCATAAAGAATGGGTTGATAAGCTCCGCTGGCTAAGCCCAGAGCAGATCGTTCAGGTTCACTTTGGACTTCAGGAGGATATCAAGAAATTTTACAAGATGAGGGGGGAGGGCGATAACCTCGCAAGGGCAGAGCATTTATGCGAGCAGATGATTGCTCTATCTGAATTGGCGTTCCCAGCTTTACGCCATGCTCATGACAAAAGGGTGGAAGAATACGAGTCATTAACTGGAAATAAATATCCCAGCGAATTTTATCCGCCGTCACATTATGGCTTCTCACAGCTGTCAGTGATTTTGAAAAAAAGAAAGGACTACCAGCGCATTGAGAATATACGCGAGAAGTTGATTAAAGAGGGTTGGAGATGCTAGCCCGGGAGCCGGGCTATGCGAAGCGCTTATAGTCGATGGACTGTCTGAGCAACACCTTGGCCATCACGTAGAACGCATCCTCATCCTCAGGTTCGACGTACCATTTTTCGTAAATCGGGTTATCGGATATTACTGCCAGTCGGTCACGCTGCATCTGAAGCCGCTTTACATGGAGAGTTTTGCCAAAGACAAATACATAAACCCCATCACCGTCAAAATGCGTAACGCCGGTATCAACGAAGATCTGATCACCAGGCGAAATCGTCCCATCCATACTGTCGCCATTCACGGTAATGACTTTAACGTTCGTAGCTGGCCGATTGCCAAACAAAGCGCGCGCCTGTTCAGTTGTGTATTCAATGGCTCTGATAGTTTCAATGAAGTCGCTGGTGACAATATTGCCTGGCCCAGCACTGGCTTTAACGTCGAGTACATCCACGCGATAAATCCCATTCAGTGACGGCTTAACCTGGTATAGCGCAGTTGACTCCCTGGTGCCACCGGCAGCCATTTCCCCCTCACCAGTAGAGAGCCATTCAGGGCGAACACCAAGTACAGAGGCAATCTCAACGGTTTTTCGAGAGCCGTTAGCATTCTTGAGTAACTTATGTATGCTGGACTGAGCCATGTCGACCTCTTTAGCTAATCGACCCTGTGTATATCCAGCTTTTTCCATTGCCTGCGCTAAGCGCTCCGAGAATCCCATATTCACCTCTGTTAATGATTCCTTTAACTCTATCGCTCAAGCGATTATTTAGCAAAAAATCGCCTATGCGATTGACATTCGCTAAAGTGATAACCATAATCGCTTTTAACTGATAGCTGAGGTGATTATGAAGACCCCAACAGTAGAGAAGAACTCCGCAGTAGAGAAAGCGATCGCTATCGCTGGCAGCCAGAAAGAACTGGCAAAACGTTGCGGTAAAGCCCAGTCCACTATCTGCGACTGGCTTAACGGAAAGAAACGCATCTCCCCGGTTCACGTTCCTGAACTGGTGAAAGCGGTTGGTGGTGAAATCCAGGCTCATGAATTCCGCCCGGACCTGCCGTCCATCTTTCCACACCCTGGCAACCATGCCGCCTGACCGGCGGCCCTAACCACGAAAGGGAAAGCAATGCATTCACTTGCGTACCAACAAAATACCAAATTATCGGTGTCGCCGATGATTTACCAGAATCGCCGGGAAGCTGATTCCACGGCGCTAAACGTCGATGGGATCCGCGCAGCAGTTCGCGCCTGGGCCGCTGATTGCCGCAGCCGTGAATTTGTCGCCGCGCTGATTGTGGAAGAGTGGCGGGCCACTGGCGGCACCGGTCTGGATATCCCGACTGACTCGCACCGCCAGATGCAGAAAGTGTTCCGCTGGATCGATGGCGACACCGAATACGCCGCCAACAACATTCGCCAGCTGGCGCCGGCAATCATGGCCGTCCTGCCGCTGGAATACCGCAACCGCCTGGCTCCGCAGAACGACACGATGTCGCTGATCGCTATCGCGATGAAAGAGTGTGCCGAAGCTAAGCAGGCCGTGCTGCTGGACGCTCCAGAGCATCAGAAGCTGAAAGAGGTAAGCGAGGGTATAGCGTCGCTGTTCCGCCTCATGCCGGAGCAGGTAGGACCGCTGATGACGATGGTCACGTCGATGCTGGGGGTTATGTGAGAGGCACCAAAAAAGAAAAAGCCCTTGAAGCGGTAACTTCAAAGGCCTTCCAAACACTGTGTTACGTCAGGTAACGGGAGTAAGTATGTCAAATACTGCTGAAATTATCAATTTCCCAACCAATACCGAAAAAACGGGAGGTCGTATGGCCGACCTGTCGAATGGGTATACCAAAGTCGCTAACGAGATCCAGCAGCTTAAGCCTCGCCTGAGATTGTCAGGTCGGGAATGGCAGTGTTTCGAGGCGGTGATCTGGCTTACCTACGGCTGGAACAAGAAACAGGACCGCGTTACAAATACGGTAATCGCAGAGCTTACGGGCCTGAGTGATACCCACGTTTCCGATGCTCTGAAGTCACTCGCTGAGCGCAAAATCATCTTCTCTCAGAAGCAGGGAATGATGAAAATTGTCGGTGTAAATACTGACCTTTCAGCCTGGATTTTAGACAAACCGGAAACGGGAAGAAAGTTCCCGAAAACGGGAAAATCCTTCCCGAAATCAGGAATAACCTTCCCGAAAACGGTAGACACCCAATACAAGAACAAGAACAGTATTAAAAGATCTTCGTCCGAGAATTCTGACGAATCCTCCGACGCACGTCTGAAGAAATTTTTATCAGCCCATCCTGAAGCTGCAGTCTACACCCCATCCGGAGCGAAGTGGGGATCGGCTGAAGACCTCAAAACCGCCCAGTGGATATCTGCCAGAGTGAAGCAGATTAACCCAACCTGCAAAGCCCCGGACATGACCTCCTGGTCTAACACCGTTCGCCTGATGCGCCAGATAGACAACCGGTCGCACCAGGACATCTGCGCGCTGTACGACTGGGCCAGCAAACACCACTTCTGGCAGACAAACGTCCTGAGCCCGGAAAGCCTGCGTAAGCAGTGGGACAAGCTGACAATGCAGCGCAATGCCGGAGGTGAGCAGCGAGGAAGTAAGCCGGATCTGGACTTCAACAACACTGACTGGGCCTATGGGGTGATGCCATGAAATCTCTTGCAGAGCAGATGCGTAACCATGACCGCGAGCAGATGAGCCGCATGGCCCATAACCTGCCAGAAGAGTACCAGGAACGCGCGCCGGTCGAGCAGGTAGCTCAGGTATTCAACGGACTGTTCAATCAGCTGCGCGCCGCGTTCCCGGCCAGCATGGCGAACTTTCGCACTCAGGAAGACCTGAACGAATTCCGCCGTCAGTGGCTGCTGGCGTTTCAGGAGAACGGGATCCACTCAATGGAGCAGGTCGATGCCGGCATGCGGGTAGCGCGCAGCCAGGTACGCCCATTCCTGCCGTCGCCGGGCCAGTTCGTCGCCTGGTGCAAACAGAGCGGCGGGGTGCTGGGCGTCAACGTTGACCAGGTTATCGCCGAATACTGGGACTGGCGTAACCGTTCGTTCGAATTCACATCCAGCGAGCAATTCCCCTGGTCGCAGCCGGTCATGTATCACATCTGCGTAGAACTGCGCCACCGCAGCACTGAGCGCCAGTTAACGCATGGTGAGCTGGCGCGCGAGGCAGGCGATCTGCTGGACATGTGGGAGAAGCGCGTCACCGAGGGCAAACCAGTACCGCCAGTACGCCGGGCAATTGCAGCACCGGCTGCCGAGCATGGGCCGACTCCGATCCAGCTGCTTCAGGCGAAGTACAACCGCAACAAGTCGAACGGGATAGTGTGAGATGGACAGCTTAAAACAACGCATCGTTGATTACGTGGCCGCTAACCAGCCTGTTAAGCGCGCTGACCTTATCGTTGCGATTGGCATCAGTGGTAAGGGGTTAGATCGGGAAATCGCAGCACTGCGTGGCCTGGAGATGATTTTCAGCATGGCGGGCTTCGGCTACTTCACCAGTAAAGCGTCTTATCAGGAATGGCTCAAAGGCGCTGGAGCAAATTACCTGAAGGACCGTGCAATCAAGGGTGGTTACCGCAGCGTAGAGGCCCGCCGACAAAGCGAGAACAGCTACCCGGCGCGCATCATGTCGGTACTGAGTGATGGCAGTAAGTTGGGAGCCTCCCAAATCGCTGATGCCATGGGTGCCACCTATCGGAGTATATCCAGCGTTATTTCGGTGATGGTTAACGCGGGCGAGCTGAAGTTTGAAGGGCCAAAAGGTCATCGCGTTTATTCGCTCGCGAAGCCGAAAAAGAAAGCTTGCCGCCGTGCTGAGTCGGTAAACGTGATCTGCCAGGAGTGCCGCCACAGCGCGGCGATGAAGCGAGTATTGATGGTTTGGGGGAGGGTAGGGGTATGAAATTATTCGAGATGGAAGGTTTTCTGCGTGGCAAGTGCATTCCACGCGATCTGATGGTTAACGAAACCAACGCTGAGTATCTGGTGCGTAAATTTGCTGAAGCGGATGCTAAGTACGCGGCGCTGGCTGCGGAGAATGCGGGGCTGAAGTCAAATCTGATGTACTGGAACAGTGAAGATGCAGAGCCAGCCAGAAGCCCGCTGGATATTGCTCATGAATCCAGCTTTGGTGAGGGTGTAGAGTTCGATGTTCAGGTGGCTGCGCGCATGCCAAGCATGACGTATCGAGTGGTGCGCAGAACAACATACTCAACAGAAATTGAGCTTGTGAGTGGTGGAATACCAGAAACCCCGGCGACCGACGCTTTCCTTGCTGAAGCGCGTGCGCAAGCCCACAAGGAAGGCGCTCACTTTGTTGCCAACAGAATGTTGGCTGCATGGGAGGCTGGGTTTATTGATGACACGGCGAAGAACGCAGCTGACATTGCGAGAATGATCCTTACCTCCACAGAGTTTATGGCTGATGCTCCCGAAGGCGATTTCGATCGCTCGTTCGCTGATGGCGTACTCGAAGACATCGCCGCCCAGCTTCGCAAAGGAGTGCAGTCATGAGTGTAATCCAGTACGTCGCAAGCGATGCAGGTACGTTTCCAGAGGATGCATATTTCCTCGACCCTAAACATATCGATGAGCTCACTTCTGAGTGGGAATTTGAAAGCTTGGCGCAAGATGCCGCCCTTGATTATTTCGACAACCATGATGGATGGGAATCTGAATGGCCGTTGGATATAGAGCTATTCATTGACGGCGATAGCGTTGGCATCTTCGCGGTTGAGATGGAGCATGTACCTCGCTTCAGCGCAAGAAAAAGACCGGAGTCCGCCCAATGAGCAACATCGACAAACAGGCGCTGCGTGAAGAATTCCAATTCATGCGCAGCATCTACAGTGACCCGGCTGACCACGAGCGCCAGTTGATCTACATTGCGGCTGAAGCGCTGCTGGATGAGCTGGAAGCCAAAGAACAGCAGCGCGCTAATTGGTTCCAGATGGCGCAGAAATTAGGCGAGGATTTGGATGAAGCAGAGAAGCGGATTGTTGAGTTTGAGGCGTTAGCGCGTGGCGTAAAGCAGTTCTCAGAATTCCAGATTTGCCATTACGGTGCCACTGAGGACTATGCGAAGGGCTATATCGACTGTCAGAACAATTACAACAAAGTGCTGTTCGCCGCAGCCGGAAAAGGAGAGTGAGCATGGCTACTAACAAAACTTTAGAGGCGGCCAACCTCTGGCAGATTGAGCGCGCGAAGTTTGAAGAGATGCATCCCGATCAGCGCATCATGCTGAACCGCATTGAGGAGCAACTCCATAGCAACATTATGGCTGCCGTCATCCTGCTGAATGACTTCTCTTTCTCCATTCGTGAAGTTGAACGTAAAGCCGAAGCGAAGAAGGACTAACCCATGATCACCTTCACCAAAGAACAGCTTATCGCTTCTGCGCACGCGCGCATTGAGTTTGCAGAAATGATGCTGGCTGGGGAGTTAGAGCCTCTCAAAGAACGCACATGGTCAATTGAGCTGGAACTGGCGCGTATCGCGCTGGCATCGCTCGAAGCGGAGCCTGTGGCGTATGTCTCACAGAGCAATCTTGATGCACTTAAGCGCGGTCACAATGATGTCTTTGTGAAAAGAACTGATGACGTGGCGAGGCCGGTAGCCCTTTACACCGCCCCGCCAGCGCCGGTATCTGCGCCTGATGAGTCGGCTGTTGAGTCGTTGGCAACTGACCTGATGAGGAGGATCGACAAGATAACTGGCGAGCGTCACAGCGTCGCCACACTAAGTTCTTTGCGGGTTAGCATTGTGGACGCCTGCCGCGCCGCCCTGCTCCAGGGTGCCGCTGGCAACTCTCCGGTGATTCCGGATGGTTGGGTGCTGGTTCCGGTTGATGCGACACGAGCAATGATCGACGCCGCCGCACGCGTAGAGGAAGACGGATACGACGCCATGCACAAGGCAATGATTGAAGCAGCACCGCCGCAATAGCCAAAGACTGTACACATCTTTTACATTCCTGGCGCACCATAGGCAATGAACGCGGTTATTATGGGATCACCTATGGTGCTCAGGAGGTGAATATGCATTGTCCAAAGTGCGGATCTGGCTGGATTTCAAAAGAGAAAACACGCAGGGGATGGAGCGGTGATTATGTCTGCGGTGAATGTGGATTTAACGATGCTAAGGATGCCTTTGAAGTTGAGGATAAAACACAGGTGAAAGCCACAAAATGGAAGTTGAAAGAGCAATCGAAGACCATTTGATTTTGTAATATCAACCCGCCATAATCATGTCATCGGAGCCTGAACAACTCCGGTGACTTCTGCGCATTTAAGGGGACTTAAATGCGACCACAATCTGAACTCCTCACCTTGTCACAGATGCAGAAATGCACCTGCGATTTTCTGCATTCAGCGGTTTCCGTTAAGGAGGCCGTATGACTCTGCCAGTAGACGGCATCAAACTCCATCGCGGTAACTTCGCGGCCATCGGCCAGCAGATTCAGCCTTTGCTGGATGCCGGACAATGCTTCCGCCTGCAGGTTAAGCCGTGGCGCGAGAAGCGCAGCCTGTCGCAGAATGCTCTCAGCCACATGTGGTACACGGAAATCAGCGAGCACCTCGTATCACGCGGTAAGACCTTCGCTACGCCTGAGTGGGTCAAAGACGCGATGAAGCACACCTATCTTGGCTACGAAAGCAAGGACAGGGTAGACGTCGTGTCCGGAGAGGTCACGAACGTGCAGTCACTCCGCCATACGTCCGATCTGGAAACCGGCGAGATGTACATCTTCCTGTGCAAAGTCGAAGCCTGGGCGATGAATATCGGCTGTCACCTGACCATTCCCCAAAGTTGCGAGTACCAGCAGCTGCGCGATAAGCAGGAGGCCTGATGTCTACTCCACTTTCCCGCGTCATCACCAATGAAATCTTTCGCGTTCCGGTGCGCCGCCAGCGTAAGCCCGCGGTCAAGCCGTTCGATATCCCGACACTAAAGGGCTACACCGCCCGCCTGGTGGATCAGAAATGGCTGCGTCTCGCGGCGAGGAGGGCGCATGGCTAATTTGTGCAAAGCGGCTCGCGGGCGCGAATGTCAGGTGCGGATCCCCGGCGTATGCAACGGCAACCCTGAAACCTCAGTTCTGGCACATATCCGCCTGGCGGGCCTGTGCGGAACCGGAATCAAGCCGCCCGACCTGATCGCCACCATCGCATGCAGCAGCTGCCACGATGAGATTGATCGCCGTACGCGTCTGGTCGATTCCGAATATGCAAAGGAGTGCGCGATGGAAGGCATGGCTCGCACGCAGGTTATCTGGCTGAAAGAGGGGCTCGTAAAGGCATGAATCAATATCGCATCAGTCTCCCGTGGCCGCCGAGCAACAACCGTTACTACCGGCATAACCGCGGGCGGACGCACATCAGCGCAGAAGGGCAGGCGTACCGCGACAGCGTCGCCAGAATCATCAAGGACTCAATGCTGGATATTGGCTTGACCACGCCAGTAAAAATCCGCATCGAGTGCCACATGCCAGATCGCCGCCGCCGTGACTTGGACAACCTGCAAAAGGCCGCATTTGACGCACTGACTAAGTCCGGGTTCTGGCTCGATGACCAGCAGGTCGACTACTACAGCGTGAAGAGAATGCCGATCGTCAAAGGCGGCAGACTTGAACTGACCATCACCGAACTGGAGGCCGCATGAGCACAGAAACCGAAATAGAGTTGGGCAAAGTTGTCGCGTTCCCTACGAAGAATAACGATCTGCAAGATGGGCTGGTTATTCAGCGCGAAGGTCAGAAGGTCATGTGCCTGCACTCCACTGTTTGGGTGAACGAAAAGGACAGAACCTTACGCTGCCGTAGATGCGAAACGCTCATCGAACCTTTCGACTTTCTTATGACGCTCTGTGACCAGGAGTCTCGCTACATGGAGAACGTGAAATATCTCCGCCGGGAAGAAAAGCAGCGCCGACAGAACATCGAAAAGCTCATTCAGATTGAGAAGAACGCTAAGTCCCGAATTCGCCGCGCCGGGGATAAGTCGCCACTTCCTCTCTGGCAGAACGAGAGGGTAGATGAATGACCCGTGACCAGATTATCCGGTACCAGGCAGAAAGCGTTAAGCGCGCCTACCTGCCACCATTAGCAAAGCACAGCCAGACCAAAACCAACCAGCCACATAAGGAAGCCGCATGAACAGTCAGCAACTGGAATACGTACGTCAGCAGCTCATTGTGGCGACCGCAGATCTGAGCGGGGCGACGAAAGGGCAACTGGTAGCTTTCGCCGAGAACGCGCAGTTCACCGCGACGGCGCGCAGCCGGGGCCGGAAGAAAATCACCGATCCGGTCACCGGCCGAAAAGTTAATCCGGACGGCCCGGTGATGAGCGGCAGCCAGTCGCGCGCCAAGGGATCATCTATCGCTCTGATGGGTCCGGTGGAGTTCGTTACGGCATCCTGGCGCCGCGCCGTCCTGTCGCTGGAAGACCATCAGAAAGCATGGCTGCTGTGGAACTACAGCGAAAACGTTAGCTTTGAGCACCAGGTGGCGATCACCCAGTGGGCGTGGGCAGAGTTCCGGGAACAGCTCGGCGCGAAGAAAGTGGCCGGCAAGACGATGGAGCGACTGAAGAAGCTTATCTGGCTGGCGGCGCAGGACGTCAAAGCGGAACTGGCGGGCAAGGATGTATATCAGCATCAAGACCTGGCGGCGCTGTGTGGCGTTAAACCTGATAACTGGTGCCATAACTACGCCGACTACTGGCGGGCCATGTGCACCATCTTTAAGCGGCTTGATGGCGATTCTCTTATCTGCACTGTGAGAACACGATCACAACAAAAGACGACTTTTTCGCAGCAGGGTATTGCAAAAGTCAATTAAATAAGCCATATTTGAGTCTACTTTGATATGCTGCCTAAATTACATCGGCGGCATGAAGATCATAGTCACTATCCAGTTTGAAAAATGAGCCCTGGCATCCCGCCGGGGCTTTTTCATTTCAGGGTCAGAAGCACAGCGGTTGTGCGTTCGGCTGTTAACCGAATGGTCGAAGGTTCGAATCCTTCCTGTCCCGCCAAATTCGCCGGTCTAGTTCAGTGGCAGAACGGCAGCTTTGTAAGCTGCGCGTCAGAGGTTCGATTCCTTTGCCCGGCACCAGAACCCACTACCTGGGACCCTTCGGCCAGAGAGCCGACATTGCCTTACCCTCATCTTCCCGGTCTGTCGCCGGGTTTTTATTTCAGGCCCCGGGAAACATCCTCGACACGCCTAATTGTTAAATCGTCCCGAGGGCCTGACCTAACCAACCAGCACCAAGCAGGTGCGAACATGAAGAAAACCACTATGCAAGACAGACCAGATACCTGGGCGGTGATGCTTGCGTGGCTTGTAAACCACAAAAACGAAGCTGGCTATTCGGTACTGGCTTTTGTCATGTCGATACTCGCTACCTCGCGCGGCGCGAAATCAAAGTGGAAAGACCGGATCGCCGGCGCAACGATGTGCGGGATCCTTTGCTTCTTCGCTCAGCCGACACTCACGGCTATATGGGCAATCTTCAACTGGAATTTCCCCCCTGAGCTTTGCTGGCCGATCTCGGCTGGTGTCGGGTATGTGGGGGTGGATTCTCTTTTTGCCTATGCGCGCCGTCGCCTTGGCCTGAATGAACCGGGAGACAAAGCAAATGCTGACCCTCAGTAAATTCCAGCAAGCCACGGGCACCAATGCGGCGCTGGCCGGAAAGTGGTTTCCAGTCGTGCTGGCAGCAATGCAGAAATACGACATAAGCACGCCGTTAAGGCAGGCTCACTTCCTCGCTCAGGTAGGCCATGAATCATCTGGCTTCGTGCATGTGGAAGAGAGCCTGAATTACCGTTACGGCGCATTGCTGGCGATGTTCGGTAATCGAATTAGCCAGGAAGACGCTTTCAGATATGGCCGTGTTGATTCGGGACAGAATGCTCACCCGGCCAACCAGAAAATGATTGGCAGCATCATCTACGCCAACCGGAACGGGAACGGCGATCGGAACAGCGGTGATGGATATCGTTACCGCGGACGCGGCCTGATTCAGGTGACGGGGAGAGCGAATTACGCCGCGCTGGTGAAGCAGCTTGGCGTGGATATCGTGAAGAGCCCGGAACTACTTACTGAGCCTCAATATGCTGCTGAATCCGCAGCTGCCTGGTGGAGCAATCACGGACTTAACGCTATCGCTGACTCAGATGATGTTAGCCGCATCACCAGAATCATCAACGGTGGTACCAACGGACTGGAGGACAGGAAAGCCCGCTTGACTAAAGCTAAGGGGGTTTTATGTTCGGGTTAATCAGTTTATTCCGCATTTTCAAAAATAATGCGCACATTCTCATTCCTTGCGCGTTCATCATCCTTGTCGCTATCTGCCTGTGGGGGCTGAACGCCCGCAATCATCAGTTGACGGCGACGAACGACAGGCTGACACAGCTTAACGACAGCAAGGATGTGCAGATCAACGACCTGAGGGCTAAAAATGACGATCTGGCGGGGAGCGTTAAAGAGCTTGCTGGCGCTGTTAACAGGCAAAACGTGGTCATGTCTGAGGTCGCAGAGCAAAGGGCAGAATCGGCGAAGCAGAACCGAATGCTACAGAGCGAGATTAAGCGCTACCTGGCGGCAGATAAGTGCGCTGCTGCTCCTGTTCCTGATGCCGCTGTTGAGCGGTTGCGCGCAGCAGCAGAATCCGCCCGTGGAATACCGGGTGATAAAGCAGCCGGTTCTGAACCTGCCGGCGGACCTGACATCGCGCATTGATGTGCCGGATCTGCCCGATAACCCTTCGTACGGTGACAGCGTTTCGATGAACGCAACACTTTACGGGATCGTCGGGCAATGCAATTACGACCGGGCAGCCATTCGCAAAATAGAGAAAGGGCGAAATGATGAAAACCAACCAGTGCAGTGAAGGTTTCGACAACCCATCCAAGTTCCGCGAGGAATGGGATAAACATACCCAGGGGAAATAGAGCCTCATCCCTGAGGTTCTGACACAGTCTCTCCTCTGGACTTTAACCGTAGCAAATTCTCACAGCCTCGCATCCGCGGGGCTTTTTTATGCGCATCTCACGCGCACATAAACGAGAGCCTTTCAGTAAGCGAGCCTGAGAAAAGCCGTTATAGGTGGCGACCTCTCTCGGGCGGCTTTTCTGTGAGACAGGCTCACTTTCTAAAAGGTAAATACGCTATGAATAATCCGTCAGTTATTCCGGCCTTCGACTTCCGCGAAATGGTGCAAGCCAAAAACGGAGAGGTCGTTACCACATCCAGAAAAATTGCTACGTACTTCGGAAAGCGACACGGTGATGTGCTCAGGAAAATCGAGCAGGTTAAGGCCGATTGCTCAAGTGAGTTTAGCCAACGCAATTTTGCGTCGGCTGATTATATCGATGAGCAGGGTAAGGTTCGCCCGATGTATAGCCTGACGAAAGATGGCTGGATCATGGTTGTGATGGGATTCACCGGGAAAGCCGCTGCGGCTATCAAAGAAAGCTACATTTCAGCTTTCAACTGGATGTCTGAGCAACTTAGCCGTCGTCTGGCCATGGGCGAAGAAATGCAGCACCGCTACGCCATTAAAGAAACGCGCTCGAAGTTGAAAGGAACGATCGGCAGCCGGTTAATGAACGAACGGAAGAAAGAGAAGCGCGTTCTGGCGGTCGAGCATGAACACATCATGCAGGTAACTCAGCCTGAGTTGCTGATTAACTAAACAGGCCATTACAAAGCCTATCTGCGGGGGGGTTTGATAATGCCGTATTGCTTCAAGAGCGCCAGGCTAATTGCCAGACAAATAGTTTTAACGATCTGGTTGATTGATGGGGCGATGGCGATGACGAAAGAAATATCTAATTCTGAAAACATGTTACCTCCTATAGAAAAACTAGGCAGACGAGTTCTGCCTCTATAGTGGTCTCTTATTATTTTACTGCGGCCCCTTCATTAGTGGTCTTTGATGTAGAAAAAACCGTGTCCAACAGTGTTGGACAGCCACGGTCTATCTGTAGTGGTCTTGAATTATCCCCTACAGCGGATAATCAACCAAGTATCCCCACAAGCGGATAAAGAGGCTCTCAATGTCCGACATCTACCAAATCACTATCACCACCACATCGAAAGAAACCTTCACTGGTCTGATGAAACGTAGTCAGCCTGAAATTGTTAACGGGTTCGTAGCCCTGGCGACTGACACAGGTGAGTGGCGTTACTTCCGGCCGGATAGCGTTGAGCAGTTCCACTTTGTGCCTGTAGCGGATAATTAAATTCGTAAATCCGCAATGAAACTCACTCTCATTGCGGATATAAAATTTTTAATATTTAACCTCGAATTCAAATGGGACTCCGGCACCACTGATAAGCATTGCGCATCGAATTACAGTCGTACTAGCCCTGGCTTGATGGTCTTTGAGAAACTTGGCGAAAAGCTTGGTGACAGCCTTTTTAGCTCTTTCTTGTTTATCGTCATCCCAGCCATCACCGACTGAAATAGAACCTTTTATGGTGGTATCCACAGTATTAAGTTTTTCCCATCCATAAAATGGGCCGTGATAAATATCTCCAAGGTCAAAGAGCCCGTCCCATGTTAGGTCGCGTATATCATCACGTACGCTATCAGCTTTGTGCTCATCCCAATCATGACCAACATTCGATACTGTGTATGTAAGCATAAAATAATCTGACATTTTCTTTCCTATTGGTGATTTATTTCATTGCTATCTATGGGCAAAGCAACAGGAAAACAATGCGTTAGAGGTATTTTATAGTTTGCAATTGTGACGTAAATCATGAAAAGACCATATCCGCCAGTCAACTTCATCGACTCCGACAACTGGCGGCCATACACCAGGTTGATTCCCGCCAATGAAGTGCATGAGTGGATAAGCCGACAAATCATCCGCGATACCGGCAACATTCATAACCCTGACCACGGACACCTGTTAGAGGCTGATCTCTGCTTCATGTGGGCGTCCGATTCGTTCGCGAAGAAAGGGCGCTACGTTCTAGGCCAGGCCGAACAGGTAATGCTCCGTGCCGGTGGTTGGCAGAAAGCCAGAATGGAACAGCAGATGCATGAATGGTTCGGGCGCATCCCGAAGTTCATCATCACGCTGGCAGCCGATTACTGCTCTCAATGCAGTGACCTCGAATTCTGCGCGCTGGTAGAACATGAGCTTTACCACATCGCTCAGGTCACCGATGATTTCGGCGCGCCAAAGTTCAACAAAGAGACCGGGCAGCCAGTGCTCACACTGCGCGGCCACGACGTTGAAGAATTCACAGGCGTCGTACGTCGATACGGTGCCAGCAAAGAAGTGCAGGAGCTCGTTGATGCGGCCAATGCGCCAGCAGAAGTGGCTCACATCGATATAGCCAGGTCATGCGGCACTTGCATGCTAAAGCTGGCCTAACAATATGACTGATTATGACAGGCAGGTAATCTATGGCGACACTGAAAGGTGAGGTCAAAGCCTTCATCGTTCAGTCCCTTGCCTGCTTCGATACTCCATCCCAGGTGGTTGAGCTGGTCAAAAAAGAATTTGGCCTGAGCATCACTCGTCAGCAGGTCGAATCCCACGACCCGACGAAAGCAAACGGCAGGGGCCTGGCGCAGAAATGGGTAGACATGTTCAATGCCACCCGCGAACGCTTCCAGAATGAAATCTCCGACATCCCGATCGCAAACAAGGCGTACCGGCTTCGTGTTCTCGATCGCATGGCAACCCGCGCTGAGGGAATGAAGAACCTCGCGCTGACAGCTGAGATTATCGAGCAGGCAGCGAAGGAATGCGGCGATGCCTACACCAACAAGCACAAGTTTGAACATTCCGGCCCGAATGGTGGCGCTATCCAGACGATCACCATGAGCAAAGAGGAATACAAATCCGCACGGCAGGAGATGATGGAGGATGACGACTGCTGAGCAAAGGGCATTTGCCCGTAAGGTTGAATGCGAAGAGGATGGGCTTTACTACGCTCGCTACTTCTTCAAGCAACGCACTGGCGGCAAGATGATTGTCGCGCCGCACCACAAGGTGATTCAGCAAACACTGGATCGCGTTATTGATGGTGAGATTCAGCGCCTGATCATCAACGTCCCGCCTGGGTACACGAAAACGGAGCTGGCTACCATCAATATGATGGGCCGCGGACTGGCGCTGAACTGCCGGGCCCGCTTCATGCATCTGTCCTATTCGCACAACCTTGCACTGCTGAACTCCTCAACCGCGCGCGGCATGATTAAGTCGCAGGCCTACCAGTCGATGTGGCCGATGTCGTTGCGCGATGACGCAGACAGCAAGGCGATGTGGTGGACCGAGCACGGCGGCGGCGTTTATGCGTCGTCAGCTGCCGGGCAGGTTACCGGCTTTCGTGCCGGACACATGGAGCCGGGTTGGCAGGGCGCGCTGATTATCGATGACCCGGTTAAGCCAGATGACGCTTACTCAGAGATCGTCCGCGACGGTGTTAACAACCGCTTTAACGAGACAATTAAATCACGACTGGCGATCGAGACGACGCCGATGATTGTCATCATGCAGCGGATCCACTACCACGACCTGAGCGGTTATCTGCTGCGGGGTGGGAGTGGTGAGAAGTGGCACCACCTGAATCTGCCTGTTCTCATCGATAGCAGCCGCAGTTACGAAGAGACTTATCCGGAAAACACCCACGCTATCCCGATTGACCACGGCTTGTCTGATGGCTGGCTGTGGCCGTTTAAGCACAACGAATCGCACCGCGTATCGCTGTTTTCTCACCGGCGCACCGCCGAAGCCCAGTACATGCAGAACCCGAAACGCTTCAACGCGGAGGGGGCGCTGTGGAACGAGGAAATGATCAGCGCCGCACACGCGATGCGGATCACCCAGGAACTCTCCCGTACGGTCGTCGCAATCGACCCGCAAGCGACAAACAGCGAAGAGAGCGACGAGTCCGGTATCGCTGTTGCGAGCGTTTACGGCAGCGGTGATGAGCGGCAATACAGCCTTGATGCTGATTACAGCGGCAAATACTCACCTAATGGTTGGGCTACGAAAGCTATCGATGCCTATGTACAGCATGAAGCTGATGCGATCGTCATTGAAACCAACCAGGGCGGCGATATGGCAGAGGACACTCTCCAAAACGCCGGGTTTACCGGTCGCGTTATCCGTGTGCATGCCAGTAAAGGCAAGTATGCCCGAGCAGAACCGATATCTGCTCTGTATGCCCAGGGGCGTGTAGCTCACCGCGGCAGTCTGTACGAGGTCGAAAACCAGTTCATGGAATACGTGCCATCCACTGCGAAAAAATCACCTGACCGCCTCGACGCTGCGGTTTATGCACTAACCGAACTATCAGAACCACAATCACTCGGCATGTTGGTGCGCTCGCGCTGACGGAGGAAACCGTGAACGAAAGCGAAATGAACAAACAATTTGCCGCAAATGCCAGCCTCGATCGAGATCGTATGCGCTACGTTAACGCTCTGTTCAATGGCACCAGTAATACGAAACGCCAGCGACTTTACCAGGAGTTTGGCTATCCACTGAACCTGACGTTCGACGACTTTTTCCGGGCCTACAGCCGTAATGCAATTGCCAATGCTGCGGTTAACCGGATGGTTGATGGCTGCTGGGAGGACTTCCCGGATGTCTACGAAGGTGACCAGACGAAGGATGCCACCAAGCAAACTGAATGGGATAAGCGCGTAAATAAACTGCTCAAGCGTTGCTGGAAACAGATTAAAGGCGCTGACAAGCGCAACCTCGTGGGGCGCTACTCTGCGCTGCTCATCCAGGTAAGGGACAACCGGACCTGGGATAAGCCAGTAGATAAGGTCATTACTGGCAGGCAGAAGGAAAAGGCGTTAGTTAAGCTTATCCCTGTCTGGGAGGCACAGATTGAGCCTGTCACTTACAACGAAGATCAGAGCAGCGAGAAGTATGGTGACGTCACCATGTACTCGTTTACTGAAATACCGGTACAACAGCAAGCAGGCGGGCAGCCCGGACGCATCATCAACGTCCACCCTGATCGCGTCATTATCCTTGCTGAAGGATCCGACGATGGCCGCCTCTACTCTGGAGAATCGCTGCTCGCGCCTGGTTTCCATAAAATTATGGATGGCGAGAAGGTTTCCGGCGGTGCGGCTGAAGGTTTCTTCAAAAACGCCAGCCGCCAGCTCAACTTCAACTTCAGTGCCAAAACAAACTTCTCAGCGCTGGCTAAGGCTCTTGGTGTTTCAGAATCTCAGCTATCCGAAGCGCTTGATGGACAGGTTCGTCGCCTTAACGACAGCTCTGATAGCGCTGTGATGATGCAGGAAGGCGATGTCAGTGTGTTATCGGTTGCAGCGGCGGACCCAGAGCCAACGTGGCGAACCATTTTGAATGAGTTTTGCGCCACCGTGCCGATCCCGGTCAAAGTCTTGGTAGGCATGCAGACAGGCGAGCGGGCCAGCACCGAGGATGCGAAGGACTGGGCCAAGACCAGAATGAGCCGGCGAACCGGCTTCCTGACAGATCTTATAACGGACATCGTTACCCGATTCTGGGAGTTTGGCTTTATCCCTCCAGCGGCAGGTGAGGAAATTACCGTCGGATGGTCTGATCTGCTGGCGCCGAGCCAGGCAGAGAAAATTGCCAACATGGACAAGCTCGCCGACGTAGCCGTGAAGTCGACGAACGCCTTTGGTCGCTCAGCAATCACCGAAAACGAGATACGCGCGGCGGGCGAACTGCAAGCCCTGCCTGAACTTGATGATGAGGTGCCGCCAGATGGCAACCAGCCAAAGCCTGATCCACTGGCCGACCCAGAATCAGAAGCCGAAAAGTCCGGTGATACCACGGTCGAAAGTTGACCCCACGATGTCGCGCAAGTCCGTTAGCAAGATGGAGCGTGACATTGAGGGTCGGTATTACGCGATAAAGGTGGCGCTTAAAGCCCTGTTCGACCATCGCCTGACCGGGAGAGTGCGAGAGGTTAACAGCCATAACTGGCATTTCCTTTGCCACGATAACGGCGCGGATATGCGGCTCTACCAGGTTAACGCTGGCAAGTTCATCTACGACATGTCGGCGCAGGAGCTTGCTGATCTGCTGGAAGCGGTGCAGAGCATTCTCGACGATTATCTGCTGGAAGGTGGCGAGCAAAATCTCTGGGCAATGGATTACGTCGTCGCAGAAGCTCAGCGTGGCACACTGGAGGCATTCAACAACCTCTCGCAGCAGTCTCAGGTGTACGCCAGCCAGACGACGCTACAGCAGCTTTTAAGCAGCCCCGGTTATCTGAACCAGATTTCTGCGGCCAGGCTGACAACGTTCAGCGACTGGAAGGTCATCAGCGATACAGCCCGTGGTGACCTGACCAGCATCATCACCGATGCGGTAGCGCGCGGTGTGAATCCTCGCGAGACAGCCAGCGTCATCAGCAAGCGTCTCGATGTGTCGATGTCGAAGGCCAAAACCATCGCTCAGTCTGAGCAGGTCGGCGCGCTTCGGCAGGCGCAATGGAACGAAACGGACTGGGCCGCTGACAGGTTAGGTCTGAATACCGGCCTTCTGTGGCTGTCAGCGCTAAAACCAACGACGCGAACCTGGCATGCCAGCCGTCACGGCAAGGTCTACACCACGGAAGAGGTGCGGGACTTCTACGCCGAGAATGGTAACCGGTACAACTGCTATTGCAGCCAGATACCGGTGCTGCTTAACGACGACGGCAGCATTTTCAATGAAGGTCTGGCAGACAAGCTGAAGAAAGAGCGAAAATCTTGGCAATATTATGCATAGTGGTATGATCATAACCATCATAAAATGATGTATAGGTGAGAAATGAGCAGCGTAACAGCGGCTGATGTAGGTTCATTTTTTTTATCTTTGGTTGTCCCTGTTATTACCGGTGTCGCAGCGGCAGGGTATACCGCCTATTTCGCTTTAAATAGATTTTATAGAGAGAAATGGTGGGAAAAAAAGCATGCCGCTTACAATCAGTTAATCGAAAAGCTTTTTGAACTAAAAGATCTCTACGTAATAGCATCTGATATTACAGAGATGGAATTTCAGGCGGACAGGGGGGAGCGAGACTACCCTAAAGCTAAGGTCGATTGGCATAAATTGAATGAAGTCAGATCACAGGTGCACAGACTCTATGTTCTTTCACCTATCTCCTTCAGTCATAATGTTAAAGAGTTATTGGACAACCTTCTTACCCAAGATACAGAAAAAAATATCAGCATTTATGAAGAAGGTTGTCTTGAATTCATTGCCTATCACGAAATGTCAGGCGTTATACAATCCTCCATAGATGCAATAGTCGATGATGCGAAGGAAGAGCTTAAGTTCAAATAAAAAATAACTATAGGTCGCCACGGCGGCCTTTTTTATTACTCAAAATCCACCAATGAGGACCCAGCATGAAACGCAACCGCGTTAACGTGCTGACCGTCGTCAACTCCGCTTCAAACATCACCACTGAAACCATCGACGGCAAGCCACATATCGTGGTTCGCGGCATCACGCCTGTCGTGGACGATATCGTGATGAACCGGAAGTTGTACCCGGCAGCAGAAATCGAAAAGGCTTACAACACGCTCGAGCGTAACCCGATGCCGCTGGGCCACCCGAAAGTGGACGGCAAGCATGTGTCGGCGCGTGATGTCCGGGCGGTGAACGAGTACCACGTCGGGGCCTGGCTACAGGACGTCAGCCACAAAGACGGGAAGGTGATGGGCGACATGTACGTTAACCGCCAGTACGCCGAGTCGAGCGACAAGGGCAAGCGCCTGATCAACCGCCTGGATGAGATGCTAGCCGGCACCAACTCTGACCCGATTCACATCTCTACAGGACTGCTCTATTCCGGTATCGCCGCCAATGGCGAGTCGAAGGGAAAAAAGTATAACGAGATCGCCACCAACATGATGTTCGACCATGTAGCGGTGCTGCTCGACGAGCCGGGCGCAGGAACGCCGGATGATGGCGTGGGTATCTTCGTTAACTCCGATGGCGATGAGCAACAGATCGAGGTAGCTAACCTGGCCGACGCCGCCGACTGCACCCGCGAAGGGATGCTCAACAAGACCAAATTCTTCTTCACCAATGCCTCCAACTTCTCCTTTGACGATATCCAGCGCGCCATCAGCGACAGGCTGCGTGAGGGTTCGTCAGAAGATAAGTGGCTCTGGCCGGAAACGGTGTGGCCCGACAGCTTCATCTATCGGGATGACAACAAGTACCTGAAACAGAAGTACCTCATCGATGAGGGCGGCAAGGCCGTGTTCGTCGGCGAACCTGTAGAAGTCGTGCGCAAACCAACTGAGTACGAGATTAAAACCAACGGAGAGAACGATCCGATGAAAGAACTGATTATCAATGCGCTGCAAGCCGCTGGTAAGCCGACCGAAGGCAAGTCCGACGCTGAGCTGATGGACGCATACAACCAGCTGGCAGCAGAGAAGGCAGCCGCCAAAACCGAAACGCCTGAAGAGAAGGCAACTCGCGAAAAGGCTGAGAAAGAAGAGCGTGAACGCGCCAACAACCAGGCGGAAGCCCCGGCCTGGTTTAAGCCATTCGCCGACGATCTCGCTGCGGTTAAATCTGGCCTGACAGTCAACGCCGATAAGGAGAAAGGCGAAAAACGCGCAGCTGTGAAGCTGGCGATGAACATGAGCGATGACGAAGTCGCGGATCTGGACGGTAAGGCGCTCGACGCCATGTACGCCAAATGCCAGACCTCTTTCGGCCTGAACGGTGCATTCCGCCAGGCAACCAACACCCAATCAGTCAGCGAAATGCCGGAGTAAAAAATGGCTAAAGACGGAAAACACGTAATTCACGCGGGCGGTATCTTCGCAAACCCACAGCTTCACCGTGAAGGTGCTGCAGCCGCTGATACGCCTCCAGGTACGATTGGTTTCTTTGACAACACCACGAAGAAATTCACCGCCTCCGTGGATGGTAATGAAGCCGCGATCCTCTACGTAGCCAACTATGACTACCTGCGTTGCAAAACTGTAGACGACGTTATCAAGGCTGGCGACTGGGTTGTTGCTTTCCACCCAACTCCAGGCGTTTTCTTCAACGTTCCAGCTGCAGCAGGAACCTACACAAAAGGGCAGCCACTCTCTGTGGACAACGGCCGCGTTAAAGCTGTCGGCACTGATGAATCGGTCCGCTGCTACGTAGAAGAAGACCGCTCATACACCATCTCCACAGCAGGCCAGCTCCTGCGTGTTGTCATCAAATAAGGAGCACCTGAATGTTTGTATTCTCCACTAAGCAGGCGACCGAAACCGGGAACCTCGAAGCCAACATGGCTCAGTTCAATGAACTGACGTTCGCTCGCAACTCCAGCGCTCAGTCCGTGGCAGACTTTATTGCTCGTACCCGCGTTCGCGGTGAAGCGGCAAATGCCCCGGTACTGGACGCGGTAAACGCTGTCGACGATATCCGCCGACTGTACAAGGCCTATGACCAGACTGTGCTAAAGCAGTTTGAGCCGAACACCGAGTTCACGCTGCTGAACGACCTGATGCCGCTGTCTCGCTCTGTTCGTCTGGAAGAGTCTGTGTATGAATACGCTCGCACCGGCGGACGCGGCTGGGCGCACACCTCAATGTCCGGTCAGATTGGTGCTGCGCTGGATGCGAAGTCTTATACCTTCGATGGCACCATGGTTCCAATCCATGACAGCGGCTTTAAGTTCAACTGGCGTGACCCGGTATTCAACAAAGGATCTGCCCTCTCATCCCTGGCGGATGCTCAGGCCGGATCTGTTGATGATGTGCGTCGCCAGTATGTGGACTACATCTGGGAAGGCTTCCGTGATGCGGACGGTAACTACATCAAATTCGATGACAAGACCTGGAAGGGTTTACGTCACGATGAGCGTGTGGCGCAGGTGACACTGACCGTTAACTTCGCAACCAGCACCGACCCGAAAGCCATGCGTGCCGCGGCGATCGCCCTGCGTGACGTCCTCAAGTTGCAAAACATGCAGTACGGCCAGCAGACGTGGTACGTCTCCAGCGAAATCATGTCCAACTGGGAACAGTACTTCGATGTGAACTCTCTCCGCACCGTGCTGGAAGAGATCTCCAAACTGTCAGGCATCGCGGCAATCAAAGAAGATGCTGAGCTGACCGGCAACGAAATCGTAATCGTGCCGTTGCAGGCTGGCGTGATTGCTCCTATCGTCGGCCAGGCGTTCGGTACCGTCGCTGATCCGCGTCAGTTCTACAACTCAGATTACGTTTGGCGTACCTGGGGCGCTGCTGGCCTTATGGTCAAGCAGGACATCAACGGCCACTACTCTGTTATTCACGCTTCGAGCTAAGGAAACAACATGGCACTCGTAAAGGTATTGGTAGCAAACCTCTTTGCCGGTGCCAGCCTTCAAAAGCTGGAGGCTGGACAGACTTATGACGTCGACGACTCAATCGCTGAAAAGTGGATTGAGCAGGGCAAGGTTGAGAAATCTACAGAGAAGAAGGGTGAAAAGCTCGTCTTCGAAGTGGCGACACCGTCTGCGCCTGTTGCATCCGGTGCATCCGATCTGCAGGCAAAACTCAACGAAGCTTTGGTTCAACTGGAACATGCCAGATCTGAAATTGAGGCTAAGGATAAAGAGCATGCCGGGGTGATTGAGCAGTTGAAACAGGAAAGTGCAGTTAAGTTGGACGCAGAAACAAAACGCGCTGACGAAGCTGAAGCGGCACTTGCAGACGCAATCAAGAAGGCGAAATAACCATGGCTGACCCAATCACAGCGGCAGACGTGCAGGCGTTCCTCGGTGAATTGGGTTACTCCATCCCGGGCGCGCTGCTGGACCCGATCCTATGCGTGGTGAACAAGATTATCCCGTGTCTCGATGGCGCTGGCTATGACGAGTGCACCGCGAAGCTGATCCTGATGTACGCCGCCGCGCTTATGGCGACGTCTTCCGGCGCGCGCCGCATCAAATCCCAGGGTGCGCCGTCTGGCGCGTCCCGCTCGTTTGAATATGGTGACGACAGCATTACCTGGTTGCGCGACTCCCTGGCCCGGCTCGATACCAGCGGATGCACTAGTGAGCTGCCAATCAGCGCCGGTAACAGCGTCGGCCTGTTCATGGTGGTCGGGGGCTTTTGATGACGTACAAATCAGTTAAGCACGGCCTGCCGCGTTCATTCGTCCGCGTCTGGGTGATGACCGATACCGGGCGGGAGACTACGGGATACGTCAAATCGGACGGCGAGTGGTTCATCAACTGCCCGCGCATCCGGGCGACCGGCGCGAAGGTGCTGCGCTGGAAGGAGGGCTGATGTCGTCTACTGCTTCATGGTCATACAACAAGCCGTGCACGATATGGCGTAAGGGTGCGGGCGGTAATGACGAGTGGGGCGACCCTGTCGACCCATACGAACCGCCTGAAACCATCATGTGCGACTATATCGGCGGCCTGTCTGCAAAGCTCGGCTCATTCGGTAAAGAGGTTGTAGTAAAAAACACCTTCTTCACGGCTTACGCTCTGGCCGATGAGGGCGATTACATCCTGATAGGTGTTAGCGCTGAGCCTGATCCGGTCGTGGCCGGTGCCGATGAGGTACGACACGTGACGCGCTGGAACGACACTCTCGATGGTCTGGAAGATGACTGGGCGATAATTACGGGAGTGTAGCTATGGGCATCAAAGTGCGCGGCGTTAAGCAGTCGAAAGCCGGGCTCAAACGCATTATCAACGACGTAAAAGGGCGCAAGGTTGTCAGGGCCCTACAGTCAGCAATGATGATAGGCAGCTCCCAGGCCGCGCTTTATACGCCGATCGACACCTCAACACTGTTGAATAGCCAGTATCGGGAGTTGATAAATAACGGCGTTCGTCTGACTGGTCGTGTGGGATACACGGCGAACTACGCCGTGTTCGTTCACGATCCGAATGTTCCGCAAACCTTCCGCCGGGCCACCGCGCAGAAAGAGTTCCTCACCAAAGGCTTTGAAGACACCCGCAGCCAGATTGATGCCGTAATGCGCAAGGAGCTTTCAGTATGACACCAGCCATGTACGAGCGCGTGCGTACCTACTTCGTTGATGCCGGGCTTACCACTGGCTTCATTGTTCAGTTGCTGGCGTGGGATGACACAAAGAAGTTAACCGACGCATTCATAGTATTCAGACCTAACGGCGGTACCGACATCCGTAATGACCTCGGATCTGCCCATTACGTGCTGGTTGATGTCATTTCCGCCAAAGATAAGCGCCGCGCCGCTGCTGAGAAGGCTCAGGAAATCATCAATTATGTCGAACAGAACGACATTACCGACGAATGCCTTGGCCTTATCCAAAACCTCGGCAATGTGCCTGCACCTATCCTGACCGAAGAGGGCCGTCTGGTCTTCCGACTCCAGTTCATGTGCGTTTACGGCGAATAACCCCCATCACCAACCCATCAGGCTGCCATCCGGCGGTCTTTTTTATTTGAGAGGTACACATGCAAGGCTGTGCTAATGATTTTGGCAAGCTGATCGGGAAAGTAGCTGTGCTACGCATGGCCTTTGGCTGCCCCGACGTAGTGCCAGCGCTTTCCGAGTGGAAGCGTCTCGGCGCTATGACGACCAAGGGTATCGACTATTCGATGAACACCATCAACTCCGAGGCAGATGATGCTAAAGGGCTGGTGGAGAACCTGGTCAACAATATGGATCTGACGATCTCCGGTGAAGGTGAGTTTCGCAAATCGGATAAAGACAACGAGATCGGCGCGTGGCGTCTGTCAAAGTACATCTTTGACGAAGTTCAGGCAGGCCGTCAGCCTAACCTGTGGGTGCGTTTCGACTTCGCTGGTGAGAACGCCGGCACTTATATCCAGGGCTACATGAACACCACCTCATGGTCTGGTGACTTCGGTACCAACGATATCTCCACCTTCTCCGGCGAGTGGAAGGTCTACGACGCCGACACTGTTGTGTTTGAAGTCGCTGACTCCATCGCGGCCACGGGCGTTGAGGTTACCCCTGCAACTGCTTCTCTGGTCGTCGGGGCTACCCAACAACTGAGCGGCGCAGTTCAGCCAGTCGATGCGACTAACAAGGCGATCACCTGGACGACTTCAGCGGCATCTATCGCCACTGTCAGCTCAACCGGCCTGGTAACGGCCGTCGCCGCCGGCACCGCGACAATTACGGCTACAACCGCAGATGGTGACTTCACCGATACCTGTGCTGTTACCGTGACTGCCGCACCGTAATCACTACAAAGGGCGGCGTGCTGCCCTTGATACTGGTTATGGAGAACGATATGACACCTTTGAAAGAAATTGGCGAGTGCGTGATTGGTGCTGGCGAGCGAGAATATTTCTTCCGGCCTTCATTCAGGAACATGGCACGGATTGGCGAGCCAGATCATATCGTACGAACGTTCTATGCGCTCTTCAATGATGACGTGGCGAAAATGCTTGAGGCAGCGCGCGAAATTCACAGCGTTATACCTGAGCATCAGCGAAGATTCTACGCTCACTATTTCGGTGACGTTTCCCTGCCGCGCTGGGCGCTTGATGCGGCAGGCTCTGCTGCGTTCGTACGTGAGGCGCTACTCTCTGCAATTAACGTCATTCAGTCTTGTTGCGACGAGGACGTTTCTGATCTGACGGGCTGGCATGAACTGTCCCGCACTGGACGTCGCACATTCGTGTGGCACCGCGGCGCACTACCTCCCGAAAACCTTATTCTTATAGCTCAGTCGCTGATCATGCACGGCGTTATCGGCCGGGCGAAGGTTCGAAAGTTGCAGAAGCATGAAGGCAAGGAAACGACCCCGGAGTTTCATGCGACTGAATACATCATGGCGGCCCGCAATCACTTCGGGATCAGTAGGGAAGAGGCTGAAAACCTTACCATGACCGAATTTGCCATGATGCTTAACGCCAAATACCCTGACCAGAAAGGCTTCACCAGGGAAGAGTACGACGCGGTTATGGACGATGACGATCGCCGTTGGCAGGAAATGATTGAGCGCGAAAAATCAGCAAAGAAAGCGGCCTGAGTTAATAATGAATGTACCGTAATAGCCTGACCGGTCGTAATATGGCTCGACAATAAAACTCAGGGGATAAGAGTGAAAAAAATACTTTTGGCTTTGGTGATTCCACTGGTTCTGGCTGGCTGCAAGCCGGGCGAGGAAAAGGCAATTTCGCTGGCACAATCTGAAGTTTCAGCAAATCTACTGGATCCTGACAGCGCTCAATTCCGCAACGTGAAAGTTGTGAAGATGACAGATGCCGATGATGGGCGTGTTAACGCATTTGTTTGCGGGGAGATCAACGGGAAGAACGGTTTCGGTGCCTATGCAGGGTTTCATCCGTTCTTCGTTGAGTTGAAAATGAAATCGAAGGGGATGTTCTCCAAAGGCGTCGATTACACGCTTGGCGATCACTTCCTCAGCTCGAAAGATACGCCACCACCGCCGGCCTACACCGAACGATGCCAATAAACTACACGAATAACTAACCCACCGCTTGGTGGGTTTTTTATGCCCGGAGAAAAGTGATGTCTGAGAAAGCAGGCGAGATTTATTACGACATCGAGGCCGATGTATCTGGCTTGCTCAAGGCGCAGGGAAAGGCCAATAAGTCGCTCGACTCCATTGGAAGCTCTGCAACCAACGCAGCCAAAAAGATGGACGAGCTGCAGACCAACATCAACCGCGTGGCTGGTGCTATTGCGGCCTCACTCGTTGTTGACTGGGGAAAGGCTTTCCTTGTCGCTGCGGACAACATGAGTCAACTCAACGCGCGCATTGAACGCCTGACGGGAAGTGCAGCTGCAGCCTCGCAGACCATGCAAAGCCTGATGCGAATCAGTTCGGCAACGGGCGGCTCGCTGCAGGACACTGAAAAGCTTTGGGAGACACTAAGCACCGCATTACGCGATACCGGTGCGACGAACGGCCAGATCATTCAGCTCACCGAAACACTACAGAAAATCGGGCGAATCGGTGGGTCTTCTGCTGAGGAAATGGCGAATGCGCTGCGACAGTTCGGCCAGTCGATTTCGTCTGGAGTTGTGCGGGCTGAGGAATTCAACTCGATCCTGGAGCAAATGCCGGAACTGGCTCGCCAGATTGCCTCCGGAATGGGCGTTGGCATCGGTGAGTTGCGCCAGCTCATGCTTGACGGAAAGCTCACGGCAGAAGATGCGCTGAACGCTATTCAGAAACAAACCGGCTCGGTGAATGCTGAATTTGAGAAGCTCCCTCGTACACTGGCTCAGGCAAACACTGCACTTACAAACTCATTCCTGTCCATGATCGACTCCGTCAACCAGGCGACAGGTGCGAGTAACGGCCTGGTGGCTGTTATCGACTCAATGACGGCTGCGCTCGACAGGCTGGTGGGCAAGGCTGCTTCAGCAGATGCGCAAATATCAGATCTAAACAGCACGGCAGAAATGTTCACACGCCGCGCGCGTACCTGGTCATGGTTAGGTCTGGACGGCTGGGAGGCACAAAACAAAGCGCTGGCCGGATTGAGCAATAAAGCCGCCATGTTGGTAGGAGACCTGGCGGCTGTGTCCAAAGCATCTCAGGCTGCAGCTAATACCAAGCCTATCGAGATAAAGGCGGTGGCGGGAACAGGCAAGCAGAAAAAAACGCAAGCCGAAAAGGATGCTGAAAAATACGCCAAGGCTCAGGAGGCGGTTAACGAAAAGCTGGATGAGCTGCGGCAAAAGGCAGAGCTATCAGCAGGAAGCGTAGGCGAGTTGTCGCGTGCGCAGGCCGTGCTTAATGCTCAACAGTCTCTCGGGAATAGCGCTACAGAAGATCAGATACTGCTGGCCGGGCAACTGGCAGGGAAGGCCTGGGATAACGCCAACGCATTACGTGCCCAGGCCAAGGCAGAAAAAGAACGTACTGACGCCGCCAACAAATTCACATCGATTCAGGGAAAGACCAGCAAAACCGCAGGCCTGGATAACCAATACCAGAAAGATATCGCTGACATCCAGCAGTACGCCCAACTTTATCCGCAGAAGATAGGCGAGGCGGAGGCGGCACGCGCTGCTATCGAACAGCAATACCGGGGTCAGCGCAACGCAGCGATGTGGGAGGAATGGGCGCAACAGAACGCGGCCACGCAGGCAGCGGCGGCTGCTTTCGACTCTCTCGGATCGGTCGCCAGTAACGCACTGACAGGAATCATTACAGGCAGCATGTCTGCCAGCGATGCGATGAGAAGCATTGGCATGACCGTCCTGAACAGCGTGGTTAACTCTTTCGTGCAGATGGGCCTCGAGTGGGTTAAGTCGGCGATCATGGGCCAGACCGCAACGACATCAGCAGTGGCAGTTTCAACAGCCGCTCAAACCGCAGGCATTGCAACCACTACGGCTGCAAGTACCGCGGCAGCGGCGACACAAACGGCGGCATGGACGCCTGCGGCTATGCTGGCATCTATCAGTACCCTCGGTGGAGCTGCTGCCATAGGAATTGGCGCTGTTCTCGGTGCGCTGGCTATGGGAGTAGCTGGCAAGCGTAAGAATGGCGGTCCCGTTTCGGCTGGCGGTATGTACCAGGTAGGCGAAGGTGGCATGCCGGAGATTTACCAGGCCAGCACCGGCAAGCAGTACATCATACCCGGTGACAACGGTCGGGTGATCAGCAATAAGGACATGGCTGCAGGCAGCGGTGGTGGGGTGGTAATCAACATCCAGAACTACACGTCATCCTCGGTCGATGCGCAAGCTGGCACGGATGCCAAAGGGGGCGTGACCGTCGATGTCATCGTCGCTGACCTGAATAATGGCGGGCCGATTAGCAGCGGTATAACCAGCAACTTCAATGTCAAACGCACGCCAAGGGGGCAGGGATAATGCCGATAATTGATTACCCTGACTGGCTTCCTCTCGCGCAGAAGGCCAGCAAAAACATGACGCTCGATACCGGGTTCCAGACCGATCAGCCAGCGGTCGGCCCGGCCATCTTCGAGAATCAGACCGACGACTTGAAAGTGACATGGTCGTTAACATGGATCTTCACCCTGGCGCAGGAGCGCGCATTTCAGCAGTGGTTGCGCAGCCCTAACTATCTCAACCGCGGCCTGAACTGGTTCCGGATGAATATCAATCTGGGCGGTAGCGGTCTCCAGTTGCAGGAGCTTCACTTCACGCAGATGCCGGTGCAAACGAATATCTCTGGCGGGGTGGTGACCTGGACGGGAACCGTTATTGCGAACCATCTGTACAACGCCGACGACGAGTTTGACGACATCATTGTTGAGCTTCCGCCACCGTGGGATTCATGGCTGGATATCGTGGTCACGGGTTATCCGGACGGTCGCGATCCGGAATCAATACCGAGGGTGCCGTAATGCCGAGCTTAAGGGAGTACAAGCAACAGCGCCCGATTCGCGGCAGTTACGACACAATTACCTTTTACCATCCTTCCTTCGGTTATGTGCGTCTGGTAGACAAACAGTTCTTCGAGAAAACGCTTGCAGGTCAGGTATACAAGCCAGCGCGCTTTGAAATCGAAGAGAGTCAGCAGAGCGGCACGCCGGTGATCGACGCCACTGTTAAGTTGGGGCGGCTTTCATCAGATATCAAAACGCTAATGAAAAAATGGAAGGGCGTGTCAAGGTTGTCACCAATCACCGCTACTAGGCAGATTTTCGATAGCGGAGACACATCTGCGCCTATGAAAAACTGGACGCTTTTTGTTAAGACTGTTGATGTTGATTCTGATGCCGCATCTGTAACCCTTTCCATTACCAACCCATTAAATAACAACATCGGTCGCCTTTATGATCCAGTCGAATACACGGGACTTCAGTACCTCTGATTTTATCAGCAGGATGATCGGTGTGCCGTGGGCTAACCGGGCCTGCTCGTTCGAGAAGGTCGACTGCTGGGGATTGTGCGTGTTGTATTACCGCCATGTCCTCGGCATTGAGTTGCACCAGACGCCGGACTACGAAGCCGGGGCCGACTTCTTCACCTGCTATCAGGGAGATGTCGTTTTCTGGCGGCCGGTCGATAAGCCTGTCGATGGAGGGATTTTCGTCGGCTATCAAGGGGCGCAGCCTGCGCACGTTGGCCTTGTGCTAAACCGTCAGGCGCTGCATGCGCGCGGTGAGGGCGGCAGTGTGCGTATGGACTCGTTGCTGGTTATCCAGCGTGCATTTACAAAGGTGGAATTCTTCGAATATGGCGCTGATTGAATTAAGTCGCTTCCCCGGAACGCCAAAAGAACGATATAGGGTGCCAAACGGCACCCTTTTTTATGACTGGCTGGCGGCCAATGACGCTACCTTTCACCGAGATCTGCTGATCGTTCGCAACGGCGTTAAGTTGGGCGACGATGATGAGTTGGCTTTTGAACTGAGCGAGCTGGACCACATCCAGATATTTGATCAGCCAAAAGGCATTGTTGGCGACATCCTTAGCCCGATCTTTAAGGTAGTAGGCCAGGTATTTTCGTTCCTCGCGCCGAAGCCGGCCATTGCGAATAGCGGCGGAAATTCTGTCGACTCGCCGAACAATAGCCTGACCGGTCAGACAAACACCGCGCGCGTTTACAAGGCCAAGCCGGACATTTACGGGCAGATTCGCTCGTTCCCGGACCTGATCCAAGAATCAGTATTCGAATACGTTCACCAGACGTCTACGGATGGCGGCCTGAAGTACGTTACTGAGTGGATGTGTATCGGGATCGGCAAATACGATTACGAGTCCGTGCGCTACTCAGAATCGAGCCTCGGCTCACTGGCTGGCGCTGAATTCCAGTTCTATCCGCCTGGTGTTGTCATCCCCCAGATCGTCGAGGGATATGGCTTTGATGACGTTGACGGGCAGGAGGTTCCCGGGCAGAACGAGGCCAGCGACTTTCCTGTGGAGACAGCGACGGCTAACACAGTTGTCAGCGGAACGTATTCCGGCGGCCAGATTGCGATGAAAATCATTAAGCAGGCCGAGTTCGATTACTTTATGGGGCTGGTGCTGCCGCATGCAGTGACTTTCACCATCAACGTGACGTACAGCACCGCCTCCGGCAGCGTTACGACCGACGCGACATTCTCCGGCACGCTGATCTCCGCTGTTGAAACAAACGACGGTGCAGTGGTGAATCCGGTGCGCTGGTACACGTTTACGATGAACCAACTGGATGGGCCTCAGGACATTCCGGCGAACGCCACGATCAACACTACGAAGTTCATCCTGAACGATAACGAGGCGCTGGTGGTTGGGCCGTTCTTTTCCCCCGTCGAGTCAACTCAGCTGTGGCTGCATACCCAGTCCAGCCTGGGAGGGAAGAAAGAGACCAACTGGAAGGTTGTCATCTGGAAAATCGACGACGACTATAACCAGGTCCCCGGTACGCAGCAGACGTTTACGTACCGGCAGACCACGCCTCACCAGTCGACGAGTGAGGTCTTCTACCGTACCGACAAAATTACGCCTACCGGCGGCTTTGGGAAATACGCGGTCAGTTTCCAGCGCACGGATAACTCTGGCGACGCTTCCCTGCTAAAGGTCGAAGAGATCCACAGCATCAACATCCGTACGAATGTCGTTCACCCGACCGACACGCTGGTACGAGTGAAGGTAAGGGCGACCGAGAACGCGCTGGGGAGCCGCGAGCGCAAATATAACGCACTGGTGACGCGCCATACCATCACCTATGACCTGGACACGCAGACGGTGGATTACACGCTGCGTCCTTCGCGCTCGTTCGCCGATGCGGTGGCGCATACCTGGCTCATCATGGGTGAGCAGCCGGTAAGCAGCATTGACCTGTACGGGCTGTATTCGATTGCCGAAAGCCTGCCTGATGAGCGCCTGGGTTACTTCGACTACACGTTCGACGACGAGAACGACTCACTCGGCGACCGCGTGCAGGCGATCTGCAATGCGGCGTCGGTGGTGGCGTACTGGGACGACGGCGTGCTGACGTTTACCCGGGATCAGAAAGTTGATTACCCGGCGGCCGTATTCAATCGGGCCAACATGAAGACGGACGAGTACAAAATGACGTACGAAGCCACTCTTCCAGGCGGCTACGACGGCGTGCAGGTGTCTTACGTCCACCCAACCACGAACAACAAGACGTACATCAACTACCGCGTGCTGAACGGCGCTATCGTCGAACAGGAAGCGGAAAACCCGAACAAGCTTGAGATAGTCGGATTCCGTAACGAGTATCAGGCGCGGGAGCGCGCGCTGCGCGAAACTAAACGCCTTATCTACTCCCGGGTAAAGATGAACGCAAAAGTGTTTGAGGACGGCATTATCCAGGTTGGAAGCGTCATACAGATGCCTGACATCTACGACAGCAACCAGCAAGGCGGCTACGTCACCGGCCGCTCTGGGAATGACTTCGATACCAGCGAGCCGATCGCGTTTACCGGTTCAATGTACGTGCTGGTGACCGACAGCCTGGGTAACCCTACGCTGCGCTATCCGGCGACCGCACGCGCCGACACGAAGTACGGCTTTACCGCGGCAATACCCGGCATTCAGCTCAACATATGGAACGGAGACACTGTCCAGCTCCCGTCGCGTTACCTCATTGCGACGGTTGAGGAGTTGAACAGTCAGCTATGGACTGTCAACAGCATCAAGCCCAATACCGATAACACCATCTCACTGACAGTGTCAGAGTACAGCGACTCTATCTACTCATAAGAACCGTTCACCATCACAACCCGGCCACCGTGCCGGGTTTTTTTATGGAATCATTATGGCTACGCAACCTACTAATTTGCCTGTCCCGAGCGAATCACCGCGCGATCTGAAGTTCAACGCCGGGAAAATTGACGAGTTCGTTACCTCGCTGGTGAACACCTATGTTGACCGGTTTGGGAATGAGCATTACACCTTAGAAGGGCTGCGCTGGCTGGCTCAGCAGGCGATTGCTCAGTACGGTTGGATCCTTGTCGACTCATTTCAGGACGGCGCTGATATCACCCTACCAAATCAGGCTCTGCGTGACGAAGATACCGGCGAATATTATCGCTGGGATGGCGCATTGCCTAAGCACGTAGGTGCCGGGTCTACTCCAGGATCTTCAGGTGGCGTTGGTATTGGTGCATGGGTGGGCATCGGTGATGCTAGCCTAAGAGCAATGCTGGCATCCAGTTCTGGTACTGCCATGATTGGAGCCCCCGGAGGCACCACTCTTCAGTCATACATGAACAAAGTGTTCATGTTTATTGACGATCTTCCTGGTGTCGACAAGACGGGGGCTGTTGATTGCTCTGCCGCGCTGAACGCTGCTATCACAACCTACAGTGGCGTTGGCGTGGAGTTCATTGGCAATACATCCAGTACTTATCTCTTTACCGGTACCGTGCAGTGCATTGGGGTCAGCAATATCACGCTGAATTTCAACGGCGCGAAGATAATGGATAACGTCCAAGGGTATATCCCTACCTCAGGTGGCCGCGCGAACCATACCTTCGTCGTTTACAACTCCAAAAAGGTTCGCATCACTAATTTTGTTTACGACGTGGCTGCTACCAGGGCTGACGCAACTGTCAGTAATCCAGCAAACCCTGAGACAGTAATGATTTGGGTTGGCGGCCAGTATCTTGGTGACGCCATGACAAGTGATGTCGAGATAGACCGAATTTACAACGTCGAAGGTAAAGGTCTTAATAATGGATTTGTTATCTGCGGCATGGGTGAGCTTGATGGAATTAAGATTCACGACTGCTTAATAAAGGGTGGCCCATGGAGATATGGGTGTAACTTTGAGTACGGCCTGGCACCGGTAGACCCAGCTACAAACTCAACGCTAACTAACGGCCGTCATCCGTATAATATTTACGTAGAAAGATTTAACGTCGAAAGCGTGTCAACATGCAATGGTTGGTGGCGAGTTGCATCTTGCTATAATGCATATTTCCTCAACATTACAGCCTACAACACCAAGTCAGCTTGCTATTGCTACTCTGGAGATCGAGGTATCACTCGTTACTCGCAGAACGTAACCTTCGAAAACATGAAGATTAAGTTTAGCGATGACACTGTTTATGTTAACTCAAGCGTCCAGGTTATTATCACCGACAAAGATGGCTCAACAAATGCTCCTCTTCCTGCATGGTCTAACTTCGACCATACGTTTATGTTTATAAACTGTGAGGTTGGCTCTACGCGAGTGCTGAGTGGTGGAGTGGGTTCAAATAGTTATCGGATATTTGGGAATATGGGTAAAGTGCATATCCTTGGTGGTATTATAGAAAACTCATTTTTTGGTATCTATGCAGCGCCAGCTTCAAACCCTACGTTCCTTTCTGATGGTGCAATTCTTGTTGACGGAGTTGTGTTCAAGAAGTGCAACCAGTTCATAAGAATGGGTGGCGTACTTGGATGGAAGACAGAAAACTGCACATTCAAAGCTCACCAATGGGGCGCAACAGCAGCGACTCAGCTTGACCCTGTTATTCTTTTTAATGGTTCAACGGGAACTATCAGAAGTTGCTGGTTTGACGCCCTGACAGGAAGCGGAGCACAGGCATACATCAATGTGCAAGGAGGGCTGCTGAGGGTAAGGGACAACGACTTCACCATGCCGTCCGTGGCATATTTCCCGATCACGTGGTCGATAACTTTCCCAACAATTGTTGGCTCAGGAAACAGAACTAACGCAACAAATCTCATTTCTCCAGATATTGGATCGCCACAAATATATGGAGAGCCAAATCCATCCAAGTTGTTGGAATCAATCACTGGAAGCGCAATTCCGTTCTTGGTATCGAGCTCATGGACATCTGCAGCTGCTAAGACAGTTGATTCAATAACCGGTGGAAAACCAGGGGATGAGGTTACTATACGAGGAACAGCAGCTGGTTCAAGCGTAACTTTTACCTTCAGTGGAACCGCGTCTGAAACAAGGATAGTGCCACTTTCCGGAGCAACTGAAACCAAAACAGGAGCAGCCTGGTCCAAAAGATTCAAAAAGATGTCCGGAACCCAGGGATGGTGGGAAGTATAA